GATATTGGACTAGCAAAGTTGGAGATAGTTTAATCACATACTTTGACATGGACAAACAAGAATACAGAACTGCCAAAACATCATGGACAATAAGAACAACAGAAACGAGGTACTAATGACAGAACAATTAATATATGAACTATCATTCTTTGGATTTATAGTTATTCTAATAGGGTTAAGATTATGGGGGGATAGCAGATGACACAATTAAATGATGAACATCTGGAACTACACAGCCAGAACAAAGCTGAGAGATACGAGCGACAGAAAATCAAGTTCCTAGAAGATAGGATATCAACACTAGAGAAAGCATTGGAAAGCCATAGCAAAATCTTGGCTAGGTTTCAAATGACCGAGAACAAAGATGATATAGAAATATATGAAACTGTCGGTGGTGGTTTTGATTTTGATGAGGAGAAAAAATCATGAGTAGCTTTAATTGGTGCCATGGACCAACGTGCCATACCTCTCACACACAAGATAGAATAAGAGGTGTCAAGGGTAGCAAGGTCCTAAGGACTAAGAAAGTTCAAGAACAGACATGGACTAGAAATTCTTTCTATGCTTATTTTTGTAGCAATGGTTGTTACAATGACTTTGCCAATAAACATATAGAACAGATAAGAGCCATCGCACCAAGGACCGAGGCTCTTGAAACACCCATTGAAGTGACTAGAACTCCATCAACAGATTGGGGTGGCAGACCATGTATAGACACTACAATAAGAACAGTTGACAATGGCTGAGGGATAGTGTAGGATATAGATATATTAATCAATACAGGAGAAATACACATGACAACACAACCTAATGCAACATACTGGTGGAACCTACCAATCGAGGAGTTAGAACAAATGGCAGATGATAAGGGCAACATTAAACTAAGTAAGTCGCCAACAATGATCAAGGCTACTAACCCTTACTCTAATCAGTCAACGATGTTAACACAAGAGGAACACAAGTTATACATCGAGATCAAGCAAGCAGAGTTCGATGAAGATTACACTGCAATGCAAAAGAAATTGTCTAAGTTCAGTAGACTGAATGCAGCAGCGTTCATGGTACTACTAGACTAACCGAGTACCAACTGTGTGGTCCTGTAGGACCACACTCACACACTCACAGGTTGTGCGGCCGCGCTCGCATTCAATAGAGGTACCAGACCCAATCTCAACGTAGCATAGACCATCGACCCCCTATACACCTTATATATAAAAGGGGTCCCACTACTTCGTATATATTGCTTGTTTTAGAGAGATAAGGCTGTTAAATTCGTTATGAACATCTAATTGATGCAAAAAAAATTATAAAAAATTTTTATGGAAATAAATAACATAGATATTAGTAAGTTACCTGCTGATATAAGAAAAGAATTTAAAACGTTGCAGGTAATGCACGCAGAGAAAAAGATTAGAAACAAAGCTAGAGGAGACTTCATGTCTTTTGTTAAGTGTGTTTGGCCCGAGTTTGTTGAGGGCTCACACCATAGACACATAGCTAAAAAATTCAATGACCTTTCTGAAGGAAAAATTAATAGACTAATTATAAATATGCCGCCTAGACATACTAAGTCTGAGTTTGCATCATTCTTACTACCCGCCTGGATGGTGGGCCGTAATCCAAAGTTAAAGATAATCCAAGCTACTCACACAGGAGAACTTGCAATACGTTTTGGTCGTAAGGCTAAGACATTGATTGATAGTGATGAGTATAGAAAAGTTTTTGAAACAAGATTAAGAGAAGATTCCCAAGCTGCCGGTAGGTGGGAAACAGCACAAGGCGGCGAGTATTTTGCTGCAGGGGTCGGCGGTGCTATAACCGGACGGGGTGCTGACTTATTAATAATTGATGATCCGCATTCGGAACAGGATGCGCTATCTGCGACCGCGATGGAATCTGCTTACGAGTGGTACACATCCGGTCCACGTCAACGTTTACAACCTGGTGGAAAAATTGTTGTAGTAATGACACGTTGGTCTACTAAAGATCTAACAGGTAAATTACTTGCTCACCAGAAAGAAGCAAAGTCAGACAAGTGGGACGTGGTCGAATTTCCAGCGCTCTTGGATACCGGAACAAAAAAAGAAAGACCGGTGTGGCCTGAGTATTGGAAGATGTCAGAATTAGAAAGTGTTAAAGCTACACTACCGGTTGGTAAGTGGAGTGCACAATGGATGCAACAACCTACATCTGAAGAAGGAGCTATTATAAAACGTGAGTGGTGGCGTAAGTGGAAACACGACTGGATACCCGATCTACATCATGTCATACAATCTTATGATACAGCATTTCTTAAAAAAGAGACTGCTGACTTTAGTGCTATAACTACGTGGGGTGTATTCTATCCCAATGAAGATTCTCCTGCTAATTTAATATTACTAGATAGTATTAAAGAAAGATTTGAGTTTCCAGAGTTAAGACGTAAAGCATTAGAGCAGTATAAATATTGGCAACCCGAGACTGTTATAGTAGAAGCTAAGGCTTCTGGACTACCTTTGACCCATGAATTGCGTCAGATGGATATACCAGTTTCTACCTTTACACCATCGCGAGGAAATGATAAACATGTAAGAGTTAATACATGTGCACCTCTCTTTGAGTCTGGAATGATCTGGGCACCAGAGCAACGATTCGCTGAAGAGGTTATAGAAGAATGCGCAGCATTCCCGCACGGTGATCATGATGACTTAGTCGATGCTATGACTATGGCTGTTATGCGATTCAGACAGGGAGGTTTTATCTCTCACCCCGAGGATTATGTGGAAGAAAAATCAGTGCCTAGAAAAAGGAATTATTATTAATGAGTGTAGTAAATGCAAGTAAATTTTTAGGAAATTTAATTTTTAAAAAATCTGTGCAGAAACAGACGGGTATTATGAAAACTATAAACCCTATGGAAAAAAAATTAGCAGAGAATACAGCTAAGTTTGCACTTGAACAGCTACAAAAAAATAACAACATAGATATTAATAATTTGTCAGCAAATGATTTTGAGATGCTTGCAGAAAATATAGTCAACCCTATAAAAAATGCAACACAGACTTCAGTTAAGTCAGCGGACATATTAGATTTTAGATATAAAAGAAATTTTGCAGAAGAACTAGCAGACGCTAGTAAAAAAGGTGATTTTAAACAAATGACAGGTATCATGAAAGTTGATCCTAAATTTAAAGAAGTTATGGAATCTCTTAAAGCATCAAAAGCAGCAGATGCGGCAAAAGCAAAAATGATAGGTCCTAAAAAACTTATCCCTGATCGTGACGTAATTCCATATCAATCACCAGAGGTACAGAAATTAGATTTTGCAGATAAATTAAAACGTTCAGGGTTAACAGAACAAGAGTACATGAATAACATTGTAAAACGAGGTTACAATGTTGATGATGCAATTTATGCAAGAGATTTTTACGGAGATACAACAGATCAAATTATTAAAAATGCAAACACTAAAGGTGCTCCTGTAGCATTTGCAGGCGGCGGTGTTGCAGGATTACTGGGTGAGAGAACGGGGTATAAAGACGGAAAAGATGTTTTTATAGGACCTAAAAGAAAAAAGAAAACCAAAAAAGAATTAGAAGATGAAAAAATATTAAAAGAAAAAATAGCCGCATATCTTGAATCCCAAACAATAAATCTTCCAGAAGAAGATTCATTAAAAAAATATCAACCAACAGATTATAGTCTTTATGGTGGATTTATGGATAATATAAAAATGAAAGGAGATCGAACTGGAAATATTATAAATGATTTTAATAACATCAGTATTGATCCCACAGATGCAAGAGTAGGTATCAGTAGATTCAATCCTAAAACTAATTCATCATTTGTAGCGGGCGCTGGACCAAGTGGTTTTAATATTGGTTTTAAAAAACAATTTGCAGACGGTGGACCAGCAAGACAAAACTTTGCCATGGGCAAACGTGCATTCTTAAAATTTATGGGTGCAGGTGCTGCAGGAATCGCGGGCCTTAAAACAGGATTATTTGGATTAGGTAAAAAGGCAGCTGTTAAAACTGCAGCCCCAATAG